ATTATCATTTGGGTTTGAAGAATATCCCGAAGATGATAAACAATTTATTTCAAGCTACAGATAACATGAAATACTATATTAGAGATTGTGCTAATAATATTGTAGGCAATCCAGAAGGTTATTCTTCTCATAAATCCGCATCAATTGCGTTATCTCGAAGGTATAAGGGCTGGCGTTCACTTAGGGATTATCTTTGGTGTGTATACGATGAAGCATGTTCCAAGGGTCATAATGGTGGCATTGTCTCATCAATTAAATTAGCAAAATAAAGTAATAGCACAATGGAACAACATAAACCAAAATCTTCAGTTATATACTCCGGTCCTTCATTAATTGATGGTAAACCTATTGTTTGTATTGCTATTATTGGTAGCGGTAATATCAAAACAGGCAATATGGTGCAGACTTATATTATTCGCTCGGATATATCCCCCATGGATGCTAGTAAATCAGGCGAAGATTACTCTATTTGCGGAGATTGTATCCATAGGGGTACGCCTACTGATAACCCGGACAAGAAACAAGCATTAAACCGTTCTTGCTATGTAACGATATATCAAGGTCCAACTGTGGTATATAAGGGCTATAAACGGGGGATTTACCCTATTGCAAGCGCAGATGATACCCGTACTATCGGTAAAGGTAGGATGGTTCGTTTAGGGTCGTATGGTGACCCCTCTGCAGTACCCAAAAGCGTATGGGATGAATTATTGTCCGAGTCTGTCGGGCATACAGGGTACTCGCATCAAAGCAAGAATCCAAAGGTTTCTGTTGATTACAATCGAGTCATGGTCAGCGCTGATAGTAAGGCTTCTGCACAGGGTTATCACCTGAATGGGAAACGTACGTTTCGGGTCATACCCGTTAAAGTATGGGAGAATCAGGGGAAAGCTTCTATGCTGCAATCGGAGATTCTATGTCCTGCCTCCAATGAAGCAGGGAACAAGGTAACATGCATCGATTGTAAATTGTGTGTAGGTAGTAGTATTAAAGCTAAATCTATTGCTATCGTGTCGCATGGTGCAGGTCGTAACATGTTGGAGGGTAACCAGTGATTAAATCTAAGCGTAAACAGACAAGTAATAACCTTACAGTCTATGGGGCTATGCTTCATGTGGTAATAGTCGTAGGTGTGTTAGTTGCATTGGATGTATGGTTTGTGTGTTCCGTATGGTTTAAGGGATGTATAGGGTAACTACACAATCGAAACCTTAGGGTTTCTCCTTAGAAAATAATTCGTTTGTGGTAACCAAACAACAGTTTTATCTGTAGAATACAACGTATGGGAAGCAATCAAGCATCCCAAAGGCTCCGTCCCTAACGGGCCGTAACCTACTTAAAGGAAATCAAATGTTGACTACTACGATTTACGATCAATCTAATGCTACTGTCACAGGTACATATCACACGTATAAGGGTGAGTGCATTACTGTAGAGTTTATGGGAAGTGCATCGGAGTGTGAGTGCTACATGAATGGAGTGTATCAAGCTAATGAGGGAACTAATGAAGTAACGCACGTTACTATCAGGGATAAGGTGAAGCTTGCAACTCCAGTGCATACAGGCTTTGCATTGCACAATGCATGGAAGATGAACCCGAAGGAATCAGATTCATTGGGAAGTGTAATGTCTGTACAAGGTGCATAAAATGACTAATCCAACAATACAGTTTGATTGGGGTTCAATCGAAGGCATATCCCTTGCATTGTATAGGTTTCAAGTAATGTTCTGGGCAGCGCAACAGGCGCAGCATGACGGTATAGCGTACAGTGATTATCGTGCATACGATCAAGGGGAATAACATGACATTGGTTAAAGTAAGTGATTTAGATGGTATGGCACTGGACTATATGGTTGCAGTGTTAGAAGGTATGAATAATAATTATATTGACTACTTTACTAGCCAATGGCACCTGAACAAGTCTTTGCGTTACTCTACCAATAGAGATAAGGGTGGAGATATCATTGAACGTGAAGGTATAACTACCAGTAAGACAGCACATGGATTTTGGGAGGCTTATATACGCCCGTCTGGTGTTAATGAGGGTTACTCTGTGGGTGATACACCACTGATAGCAGGCATACAGTGCTATGTAGCTAGTAAGCTAGGGGATACAGTGGAAGTACCTGATAGTATAATCAAGGTATGGAAGCATAAATAAACATAATGGTTTATTTAATAGTGTAATGTGGGTATGTATAAATGTATAGCGTGGGTGGAGTAGGTATGTACTTTTTGTTTGTACGCACAATGTGCGGATGGTATACGGAAAACAAAACATCGCATAATGATGCGTAAAAACAACAGATAAACCCCTATTAAACGAACAATACAACCCTCATATGACCACACAATGACCCCCTGTTACCATCCACCATAGAACGAACATTCAACCCCACTACAAACGATTAAACGAACGATATAACCATAGCAAAGGACGATAAACCACGGTACAAACGAACATATAACGCACGATAAACGAACGATAACCACGTAGATATTTCCAGATTTAACGGGGAATGAAATAGGGGTGGGTGGTGGTACATCAAGACCACAGGAACATCTGCAGTAAAAATCCCTCGTTCCTCCCACCAATCACCAATTCTACCTGTTGCAATAAAACCACAATGTAACCACAGTTCCAATCCTCATTGCTACACACATAAACTACACGCTAAACCATAGCTAGAACAGACGCTATACCACCTAGGAGCTACGATGTAATAAAGGATATAGCTGAGGTAGTCTACACATTAAATGAAGGTTCTAGGAGGTTTAAACGAAGGTTGAATGAAGGTAATAATTGTTGTATTTACACAACAGATACTTATGTATACTGAAGTTGAACTGAGATATAAGTTGTTGAGGTATGAAATTTTAAAAATAAGTTGTAACTGTAATGTTCGTAGTAATGTGCGAAGAGTTATAAGTGCAGCATTAGTTTACCGCACAATGAATCGAACAATTCAGGTACTTAAGTAGAGCACCAAATATGTTAACACATCAAAATAACTGAACTGAAGCTATAATGAAGGTGGATTTATCTGTTGTCAACTGGATATTTTCAGTATAAGCAGATATTGTAGCCTTCATTATGTGTAAGGTCTAAATTTTAAAATTATTAATTTGATAGATTTACTTCTTTGTGCTAGACCTTCAGGTCAATCTTCATACTACGCACGATCCAATATCAGCACTTAAGTTAGTCCGTGCTAACAACGAAGATTAGCTTCAGTTGCTATCATTTTGTTACTACATTATTGATAGCAATCCCTTACTTAATTGTTATTAGGGGTTTGACTACTTAAAACTGAAAATCTTCAATGAAATCATATAGTTACAGAGGTCGCTAAAAAAGTTTATTCAGACAAATGGAATAAACTCCAGAAACAACCTCTGTAATAGCTCTAATTATCCAGCCAGTTTTTGAACAATTCCTGCATCCGTTTACTCAAGAAAGTAACCTTCATTTGCTTACGATCACGAATGCAACCACGGAAAACCCATTGGATAGCTTGGTTCAGTGCATAACTATCTTCATCAACTTCATAACCATAACTCGCCAAATATGACTTTACAGTCACGTTATTGAAAATATTGAAAGCATGTACAGCATATGTCTTGTGTGCTAACTTATTGGTTGCTCGACAGTTACAAGCTACGAGATTATCTGATGAAACCTGCGGTCTTTTAACCTTAGAGAAACTTTCCATCGGAATAGTAAAGTAAAAGTTGTCTTTTAGTACACCTTGGTTTACACGTAACGAACCCAATAACTTACTCACATCGTCAGGGTTTACCCCAGTTGGTCTAATGTTAGTAGATTCCCACCATGAACTACTCAAGTTATACTTAGATTGTTTCTCCAAGAATTTCTTGACAGACAACGGTTCAACGAACTCAATTAATTGCTTAATTTCTTGTTTGTTCTGACTGTTGCTTCTATACAACGGTATCTTTAGTTCTTTGTTAGATATTTTATGTAAATTAAGAAATGCTTCCATGATTGATCCACCGAAGTTATACGTAAGTAAAATAAACCTATCAGCACTAAGTATAATATCAGGTGATAAATAGGTTACAAGCATAGTATCACTGTTCTTTTCACCATAGAGACACCCACGGTCACAAAGACGTTTAATGTCTCCATATCGTGCTTCATCTGACATATCTTGCTTAAGGAATGAAATACGTCCTAAATTATTCAAGTCCTTACTGAGCATATTTTCTGAATAAAGGAAATCAATATCTTGTTTGCTGATCTTGAAGGCATCAATTAAATTAAGTTCTTCGTCACAAACAATTTGGTAGTCCTGCAACTTGATCCATTCAATGTGTTCGCGTTTGAAGTGCAGGGTTAACGCATGGGTACAGGCTATATTCTTACCTTGCTTCATAAACTCAAGTATTTGTGGTGCTAACGTGCCATCTTCCTTGCTTGCAACGTGGAATACCATATTAACTTCATCAGCTTCTTTCTGTACACGTTCATTAACCTCATCCTTCATTGGACTAAGGTATAACCAAGGCTTTTCTTGATGCTCCGACATATAAGTAAAAATAGCTGTTGTTTTTCCGCTACCCGGAAGTGCATCTAATACTTCAATTTGTGTTGTCATTAATAATTCCTTTCAATATGTGAACAATTACATCCACAGTCCAACCATTTCCTAACATTTTATACCTTTCGGATGACCTAACAACTGATGTATACCCCACCGGTACAGTTTGTAGTTTTTCATATTCTTCACAACTTAACTTAGTTAATTGACCATTTCTGGTCACATAATTACTGTTCCAACTAGCATCACTTCTTGCAGTTAAACAGTTCGCACGTAGAGGATCAACAACTGCATATTTCTTTTTCAGACATTCCTGACCTTTAACTGATAGTAACCAACGGAGTCTACCGGGTGTTAACACAGAAGTTTCTTTTTCAGAACTATCCAATATATCTTTAAGATATATTTCATGGTCTGGAGGTAAGCTGAAATTAATATTAGTCCAGAAAAGTCTTTTTCTATTTTGTGCAGATACAAGGTTTGAATTGAACTCAACATATTCTGTATTCATTGCAGCATTCATCGCCACCAAAGCATCTTTATTTCCAGACACATTTTCTAATATAAAATTCTTTGGTTTAACTTCATTAAGTATTCGGTGGAAGTGCCAGAAAAGTCCTGATTTACCATCAAGACCTTCTCCTTTTCCAAGGTTAGATATACTCTGACAAGGACTACCACCAATTACTAGGTCAATATTACCTACATTGAAATTCCCATTTTCCGTATAAAGAACATCACCCTTGTAACTGACCTTAGTTACATCTCCAATTTGGACGATATCATCCCAATTAGTACTGCTGACCTTGATTGCGTGTTTATCAACTTCACTTGCATAATATGTTTTAACAGGTATACCTGCACGTTCTAGGGCAATCCGTCCACAGGACATACCATCAAATAGACTTAAAATTGTTAGTGGTTTCATTTGTGTATTCATTCTTAATTCTCCTTATTTAATGATTACCTTATAACTATATTGTGGTCTGTTCTTCTCAGACTTACCTTCAATGACTTCAAGGTAACCATCTTGTTCTAATTTACGTATACCTTTTGTTACTGTTAGGGGTACAACACAAAGTACTTCTGCTATATTTTTCAAGGTTCTTGTACAGATACTGTTTTCTCTACAATCATGATCTATCAGAGCTAAAATTAATTTATATCCAATAGGTAAGTTGGGTATGTTCAAAATATCTAAAGAGATATCTATATAATTAGGATTTGTTTGATTAGTTTGCATATTTACCTTTATTTTAATTGCCCAAACATTATTGTACCATACGAATTCAAGAATTACTAGTTAAATCTTGTACTTACCAGTTCCACCACAAGCTTCACACTTCCAGTACCCACCACAGAATTGACCACCCTGTTCACCTTCTCCGTGGCACTCTGGACAGATACCTTCACTTATTTCACGGTGTTCTTCCTCGCATTTACCACAAGGTAATTTTATAAACATGTGCTTAAAACATACTTTTCTTGGGTCTAGTGCAAAATATTCGTTCATGTTGTCTCCTTTGCAATCCAATTCTCCCATTTGTAAACCATGTGTTCATTGTAAAGATTATAAACAGGAATACCGTGCTTCTTAGCTAGTTCTACTGCTGTTCTAGTCCCACCTTTTACGGAGTTACCATTCGGTTCAGCATAAAAAATAACTCCAGTACTAGGTGTGTTTAAATCTTGACCTAACACCTGATATACATTTCTGGTATGTAGTGCCTTAGCACCTGTACCTAGCTTATTCCAAGCGGGGTGAATCTCAGAAGCTATTATTTGTGCATCCGGTACATTCAGTATCAACCTACCTTCCATACTTGAATACTGATCGTTAAAACCCTCCCAAGGTAAGTAGATTTCAGCTTTGTACATAGAACCATCTATTCCAACATCTTCACTAAAAGCATCACTCCAACCATCAGCAAATGCTGTATCTGCACCTTCAGCCCCACCTGATCGTAAGGTATAACCCTTCTTAGCCATCCAATAAGCGATCCGTCGCATCAACCGAAGGACTTCAACTGGTGTCTCCCTGCTGCCGATCCCTGTGTAGTATTTATTCATTCAACCTCCTTATAAATTAAAGATGATCTAAGTATAGCACAGCTTTCGCTTTACTTCTAGCTTTTCTATGATATAATAAAGACATATCAACAACCGAAAGGAACTAACAAATGATTGAACAATTGAAAGACTCAGATAAAATCCAAGTACAGAACTTTGGTTTAGCTGAGTGGTTAAAGGATATTCAACAAGCTATTAATGAAGGTTATGAGTTTGATTTTGAGAGTAATTCAGGATACCCACAACAAATCGGTCATATTTATACCTGTCAGATGATGCCTAGAAGTGTAGAGTTATCTGCCGACACTACTGTTTATCTGAAACCAGTATTACAAGAAACAACCCCTGTTATTGACTTTCCACCCATCGTAGAACCAGTAGAAGAAACCAAGGATGCACTGGTGATTGCCCCTTGGCAAGAATCTGTTGTAGCTCAAGAAGCAACAACTGTTGCTAAACAGGAAACAGAGAAGGTTACGACAGAAGTGAATCAACCAGCTAAACGTGGTCCTAAACCTAAGCAGTAATTTATTTAAATAAGGAGGTATTAATGCGCCAACCCCCAGTTAAGAAACGAGTACGTGGATCAGAACGAGATGGAACTAAAATCAAAGAGAAGTTCCTAGAACAACGTGAAGAACAAATCAAAGCTAAACCTTTGATTCCAATGAATGAAAAACAAGAATATTACATCGATTTACTTAACACAAAACCAGTTGTGGTGGCAACCGGATTCGCCGGTAGCTCTAAGACCTATATACCTACAGTGATGGCTTCTGATTTATACAAACTAGGGAAGATTAACAAGATTATTGTTACTCGACCTGCAATTAGCTCAAGTATGTCAGTTGGTTTTACTAGTGGTGACTTCTCAACTAAGATGAAAGCATGGTTAGGCGCAGTACTTCCCATCTTTAAAGAACGACTAGGTGCTCCAATGCTGGAGTTAGCTATTGCTAACACAGATATTGAGTTTATTCCACTTGAGACTGTTAAAGGCTTATCATTAAATAACACATGGTTACTTGTAGAAGAATCTTCAGATTTGACCAAGGAAGAAGTAGTTAAATTAGTGACCAGAATGGGTAAGAACTCTAAATTAGTACTATCTGGTGATATTCGTCAGTCAGAACTAAGAGCAGACTCGGGATTAGTCTGGTTAACTAAGTTCTTACAGCGACATGATCATTTAAACAAGAACTTTGGTTATGTTGACTTTAATTCAACATCCGATATTGTTAGATCACATGCTGTACGTGATTTTATTATTGCGATGGTTACTGATGAGAGTAAATAATATGGCTAGTATTAGAAAACCTAAATTAGATTTAGCTGGTAAATCTTTTGGTGAATTAACTCCAATAAAATATATTGGTGCAAGTTCTTGGGAATGTAAATGTAATTGTGGAACCATTAAAAATGTGTCTACAGGTCATTTGCAATCAGGCCATACTAAATCTTGTGGTTGTAAGTCATATCATTCAGGTGAGAATCACCATATGTTTAGTCACGGAAAAGCAAAAACTAAAGTATTTAAAACTTGGAACCGTATTAAGGATCGATGTCTGAATCCTGAGTGTGCTGCTTATTGTAAATATGGTGGTAAAGGTATAACTATTGCGCCAGAGTACGTTAGTGATTTTTCATTATTTTATTCTGAAGTTGGTGATCCTCCTGAGGGTAAATACAGTATAGATAGAATAGATCATAAACTTGGTTATATTAAAGGTAATATGCGATGGGCAACGGACAGTCAACAATCTCAAAATAGAGGTAAACAAAAGAATAACAGTTCAGGCGTCACTGGAGTACGGATATTCCACTCAGGTAATGCTGAACATTCTACTTACTGTATTGCTATTTGGAAAACATTAGACGGTAAAAATAGGAATAAGAGTTTTAACTGCAATAAATTAGGTTTACTTCCTGCTTTCAAGGCTGCATTTAATTATAGAAATAAAATGATTTCAGAATTAAACAATAGTGGTGCAGAGTATTCTTATAATCATGGTGAATAAGGAGTAATAAATGAAATTAAGTCAATATGAGAATCAGAATGGAAAAATTTTTAAGCACAAATCTGTAATGGATGACTCAGAAAATGATGAATATTCATCAGAACAATTAGGATTCTTTGCAAATTATCATCAAATTGCTAATTATACAGTCCCTATTGATGGTCCATTCAGGGAACCATCCTTTTATAGAGGTGTCATAAATATGTTGATGAATGCATCTGAACAAGACACAGTAGCTTTTATGATTAATAGCGATGGGGGTCAACTTTCCAGTTTATTGTCTCTCCTAGAAGGTATTAACATGACTAAAGCGAACACTGTAGCTCTGGTTGTAGGTTCAGCTAGTAGTGCAGCATCCATGTTTGCTCTGCACTGTAACGAAGTATACGTTGGTGATAACGCTACTTTCTTGTGCCATAACATCAGCTATGGTACTGGTGGTAAAGGTTCGGATGTTTTAGCGCACGTACAGCATACGACTAGTTCTGCAAGTAAACTGTTACGTAAAACCTATAAAAACTTCCTGAGTGAAATCGAAATTACAGACATGATTAACGGTAAGGAAATTTACATGGAATCAGATGAAATTGTAGAACGGTTGCAACAACGTGAAGAACTATTTCAAGCTGAACAGGAAGCTGGGGTTAAACCAAAACGTAAAGCTCCAGCTAAATCTAAATAAGGAACCAAGATGAAACCAGAAAGATTAAAGCAGATTCTAATCTACGATCCTCTTTCTGGGGATATTCACACCCTTAAAAGCAAACGTAAACTAATCGCAGATCATGACGGTTTGGTTGTAGTGTTTGATCCTACAGAAAAGAAATCCTATAAGTTAAAACTAGATAGAATAGCCTGCATGTTAGCTTTTGGTACTGCTGTAAGTGACAACAAACGTGTGTTACACCGTGATTTGAACGTAGAAGACAATTCTCTGAAGAATCTAATGGTGGTTTCTCGTTCGGTGTTTCTGGCAGTAAAGGAAGCACACCGTAACTTGACTCAAGAGATTAAAATGTTGCAACATCCTACGGATCAGTTCAAATATGTGGTACACTGGCTAGAGAAAGGTCAGGAGAAGCAGAAAGTAGTACACGATATTACCGAAGCTAGGAAGTTGATGCTTAGGTTACAACTTAAGTACAGTAAAGTCTTGACTAAGTATTGTGTTTTCGATTGATTGTAATATTTAACTAGCATTTCTGAAAATATTGTGATATAATACTTCTAGATATACTTAAATTACTAAGTTTGTTTTCTACGTAAAATAATTTAGCTTTAGTCTAGTTATGACTGCAAGATACCAACCAACAGTAACGCTGAGTAAATCTAAGCTGTTTCGTTTGTCTAATACACTCACTGGAACTCCGGTAAGCAACCGGAACTTATATTCAATAACAATAACAAAGCCTGAATAACAGGTTATAATAGGGAGCCTAACTAATATGGCAACATGCGTACATTGCGGGGAATATTTCAGAGTAAGTCCTTGGAATTCAGAAGGAAAAGCCTGTGAGAACTGCGTAGATACATTGGATGAACCTGTGTATGATGCAGAGGATCAGGTGGAAGTTGATATGCTGATGAATCCTACGGGTGTAACGCAAGCTGTGTTTTATGATTAGACTTAAGTAAAGATTTCTCAAAGGGATGGGAACCAGTAACGGAAGTTATCCATCAGGTGAAAAGCCTGTCCAAGCATAAGCGGAAGCTCCGTGGGTTAATCTAATCCTACTGAGGTATAATAGAACCAAGAAACAGAATCTATTAAGAATTAAGCTCCGCATCTTACTGCGAGGAATAGACGGCGGTTTCTACGGTGTTAAATCATCGGTGAATCTTGGGACCCTAACGTAAGACTAATTTAATAGTGTATCTTATAGTATACGTTTACTATCAAATGTCTACTATAATGTACACTATTGTACAAACAGTTAAGTCGAGCGAGATTCGTGTGGTCAGTCGGTGCGTAATAGCACAGAACATGTAGCTGGTAAATGGTGTAGGCAGAAGGACTAAAGACCTTTAGATAAAAACAGTAGCCTAATTAAAGTCTCCGTGAGCGCCTACTTATTCATTAAAAGAACCTACCTTGGGTCCGGGTATAGTCCCCGGTTAAGAACGAAAGTTCTAGGCGTCACTCGTGGCTAATGCGAGGATAAAGCGGTGTGTCAATCCGCACGATGAGTTTGCCAAAGCTCGGGCTAATTGATGGCGTGAATGACTGAACAGTTGGTACGAAAATTCAACCGCAGGATTATGTAACCTGCACTAATTCAAGCTCCCTTGTGGAGCTATCTGCGTTTCTGCGCAGTATCCATGCAACGGATAAAAGCAAAGCAATAGGTAGTTCGTTAAAGTTAAGTTACTCTTATTAGGGTTCTGCTTTGCACCCTGTTGCAAATATCAGTAACTTAACTTTAGGGGATTATTTTGAAATATCAAATTGGACATAAATTTGGAAAACTCACAGTTGTTGAGGAAGAGAGTAATTTTATAACAGAAGGTGGATATCCATACTTGAGATATAAATGTCAATGTGAATGCGGAAACTTTGTTTTTGCTAGAAAAAGCCAACTTAAAAGTAGTAGAGTTGTATCTTGTGGTTGTATTATTCGTACAAAGGATGGAATAATTCATGAAAGACATAAACATTATGGGACTCAAATATATCAATCTTGGTTTGCTATGAAATCTCGTTGCATGGATACTAAAAATGCTATGTACAAAAATTATGGTGAAAGAGGTATTTCTGTTTGTGATAAATGGTTATCTTTTGCTGGATTTTTTGATGACATGGGTTCAAGTTATATTAAAGATTATTCAATTGACAGGATAGATAATAATATTGGATACTGTAAAGAAAATTGTAGATGGGCTGATGATTCAACACAAGCCTATAACCAAAGAATGTCTTCTAAGAATAAGTCTGGTAAAACTGGAGTTTCATGGCATAAAACTACTAAACGGTGGAGAGTAAAGTTTATAGAGCCAGAAACTAAAGTAGAAATAGTAGAGTTTTATGATTATCTATGGGATGCTATCTATTCCAGAATGGAACTTGAACAAAAATATCACGGATATGTAAAGGAATAAAATGGTCTTCAAAAAAACAATAGATAACGGTGGCGTACCGGATAGCAGAATTAATCGACTAGGAACAATCAAACCTAACCGTGAAAAAACACGTAGAGAAATTAAAGAACAAGAACTATTAAGTCTACTACGTAAGATTAAACCACATATTGCTGACAGTGTAATGACAGCTAGTAGGATTATGAAACGTGATGATGCAAATGATAGTAATAAACTAAAATCTGCAGCTTTGCTTATTTCTTTATACAAAGACTTATTAAAAGATGCGTATGAAGGTGGTGATGAAGATGCGGAGGGAACTGAGGTTCAAAGTAATCAGCCAATGTTCTCTCTAACGATGTTAAAACCTTCAGAATAGGAGTAAAATGAGTAATATTGTATTTGCTCCAGCCTCTGAACCACAGTCACAGTTTTTGACTAGTGATAGTTGGTTCACAATATATGGAGGTGCAGCTTTCGCGGGTAAGTCAATGTGTCTACTTGGAAGTATGCTCCCTATTATAAGCGATCCGGGAACTCGTGCTGTTATTATTCGTAAATCAACAAAGATGTTATCTGGATCGGGCGGTTTGTTTGATGCAGCAATAAATCTTTATTCCAAAATTGATCCAAAGATGCGGATCAAGAGCCGAGATTTAACAATCGTGTTTTCATCCGGTGCAGAACTGCAGTTCACTTACTTAGATAAGCCTGCAGATAGAATGAATTTACAAGGTCGAGAATACTCTCGTATGGCATTCGATGAGTGTCAGCAATTAGATGGGGATAACGTGTTCTACGCTTTGTCTCGCTTGCGCTCTACTCGCGTAACTTATCCATTACAAGCACACGCAACATGCAATCCTGATCCATCATCTTTCTTGATGCAATTCGTGGAACACATGCTTGATGAAAATCTAGTACCTGTTCGCAAAGAAAAATACGATGAAAGATACTTCGTAAAAGATTCCTCTGGTATTGTATTCTACGATGACAAAGATGAAGCGCATAGAATTCATGGTATCGGTAAAGAAAACCCAGTTAAATCATATAAGTATATTCCCGGTACAATCTACGATAATCCAATTGGTCTTGAACAAAATAAAGACTACATTTCTACACTAAAAGCATTACCTCCAGTTGAATCCAGACGATTACTGTATGGTGCATGGGTTAGAGAACAACGTAGTGGATTCTTTAAAAGAGAATGGGTCGATTTTGTATTATATGCTAATACACAAGCTAAACGCAGATGTAGAGCATGGGATTTAGCTTTCTCAGAAGCATCAGAAGCTAATCCCAAGGTTGATGCCACTGCTGGTGTACTGTTATCTAAAGATGATAAAACAAATAAGTACACAGTAGAGAACGTTATTACTTTACGTAAACGTGTTCATGAAGTTGAACGTGCAATCTTCCAATGTGCTGAACAAGACGGTAGAGATTGTATCATTGGTCTGCCCTTAGACCCAGGGGCAACTGCCGGTGCTTACTGCAGAAACCTTGCACGAGAACTAGGTGAACGTGGATTTACTGTAAAGATGATTCGTCCAAACAAAGGTAAGCTACAACGATTCCTTCCTTTCGCTTCAGTAGCAGAAGCAGGATTTGTTAGTGTAGTTAGAGCCGATTGGACTGAAGATTATATCAACGAATTAGAACAAACAGAGTTTACTAATAAGACATTCGATGATAGAGCAGATGCTACTTCAGATGCTTTTTATGTTCTAAACAACATTCAAGTTATTCCTGATTTTACGTTAGGTACTTTCAATAATGTATCCTCCGCTCCAATGATGAATGTAAACTTTAATCAAAGTTCTGTTCCAATGCAATCTTTTCAGTCTTTACCATCGTTCACATTTTAATTATAGTAAATTATAGCAGAATCCGAACCCTTTGGATTCGTCTTAACCCATAAAGGAGCCTGTAGTGGCAACAAAAAAATTACAATCAATGCAAACTCAGGTGGATCAACCAGATAGGTTTAAGTTGTCCGAAATGGGTAACTTAGGTCTAAGTGTCTTTGGTGGGGTAACGGACTCTGAACTACGGTCAGAACTGAACTTTCCTCATAGCATTAAAACCTATAAAACTATGAGCGCACATAGCGCGATTAATTCTGCGCTTACATTGTTCGATAATATCGTAGGTAAAGCCAAGTGGAATATGGTTCCTCCAAAAGATGCATCTGAAGAAGAAAAACGACAGTGTAAAATTGTTGAAGAAATGATGCATGACATGGAAGGTACATGGCCTGAGTTTATTCGTGATGTATTATCAATGAATATGTTTGGTTTCTCCGTACATGAGAAAGTATATCGTAAGCGTTATACCTCAAATGGTAGTAAGTATAATGATGGTGTTATCGGTTGGAAGAAACTTCCTATTCGTGCTCAAGAAACTATTGAAAAGTTTATCTTCAGTCCAGACGGTAATGATATCCTTGGTGTAAAGCAAAATCTTTCTGGTATCTCTGATCAATACAACCGATTCAGTGGTAGAGAAAGTAAAGAAGTTGTTTTACCTAGATCAAAGATTATGTTGTTTCGATCAGGTAAGCACAGAGGCGATCCTTTCGGTAAATCACCACTAAGAGATGCTTATCTTGCTTGGCGCTTCCTAACAGCCCTAGAAGACCTAGAAGCTACCTCCGTATCTAAGGATGTATCTGGTATTCCAGTGCTGAGTATTCCTCCGCAGTATCTAAGTGAAGATGCTAGTCCTTCTCAGAAAGCTATCAAGACTTATTATGAGAATGCTCTGCGTAATCTTCAAATGAATCAGCAGACAGCGTTTCTACTTCCGTTAGCTTACGATGAAGTGTCTAAGCAACCTTTATTTAAGCTTGAATTACTTTCAATGGATGGTAAGAAAGCTTTTGATCTAAATAAGATTAAAGATTACTACAAGAACCTGATTGTAACAAGTCTCTTTTCAGAAACCACGAGTATGGGGCAAACTCAAGTTGGTTCTTTCGCTTTAGGTTCACTCAAAAATAGCATGACAGGTTTAGCCGCTCATGCTATGATTAAGGTTATTGCAGAAGTATTAAATAGAGAGTTAATAGAACAGACATATGCCCTCAATAACTGGAATGTAGCTAGGGCTGGAACTTTAGACTTTGATGGTATTGAAGATGTTGATCTTGAACAATTATCAAAATCTTATCAGCGATACTCAAGTACTGGTCTGCTAGAACTTGATCGTGAAGTACTAAATGCTGTTCGTGAATCTGTAGGTATTGATCCATTACCTATTGATTTACCTCCGCAGACTGAAATCTTGACAGGGAGTACTTCAAAGAGCGGCGAAGGGATGAAGTCACCCACAGGAATCGGAACGAGTACCACAGTTTCAGGTGAAGACACAAGTTCTAATAACTTAGAGAACACAGGTTAAATATGGAATATAACATAACTATAGACAAAGGTTTAACCTTTAATGAAACCGTAGAGATTAAAACTGATCTAGGTGTTGCTGAAGATTTAACGGGTAGTACTTTCTTGATGCAAATCAGAGATTATACTTTCTCTACTGATTATAGATTATCTGCTACTAGCTCCAACGGTATGCTAGAAGTCACTCCTTTACTTGGAGTGATTGATATTAAATTACCACCAGTTGAAACTGATAAACTAGTAATCAGTAAAGGATACTATGATCTAATTCAAACTAAACCTACAGGTGAGAAAGTTAAGATAATCTACGGAACGGTTACTGTTCAGCAGACTGTGAGTAGATCATGATTGTAGTAGTAAGACCTAATACTAAAACAGTAACAGTAGTTCCTACTACAAGTGAAGTTGTGGTAAATAGTCCGATTACAGCACTGAATCAAATGAATGATGTAAATATCTCCAATCCAGTGGACGGAGATATTCTTAAGTATGAATCTGGAGAATGGATTAATTCTCCAACAGTAGTAGATAATCTAGACGGTGGAACCTTCAATTAAGGAAATAAAATGGCGAGAATTCAATTAAAACGCGGCTTAAAGGCTAATTTACCAACAAGTGGGATGTTGGCTGGTGAAGCCCACGTTACTACCGATAGAGGTACTCTGCATGTAGCTACAGATGCTACTAATAAACTTACTATTGTACCAGCTATCGATGATCTGACCACATTAGCTAGTGTTGACGGAGCATCCGATTTACTTATTATTCATGACGCAAGTGGTACTGGGCAAAAAGAAAAGAAGATTACTGTAGATTCGTTTAAAGCTTCTCTTAATATTCCAGCAGCAAGCACAGACGAAAAAGTAGCCGTAGTATCTGGTGGTACTGGTGGTTATCTTTGGGGTACTGATGGTACCGATGGTATTATTAGAATGAATACTTCAATGCAAATGACTAAAGATGCTGGTAATGCTTTCGTTACTCTAGCTGTAGGAACAATCGACTGCGGAACTTACTAAAATGCCAAAAGTAATAACTAAACATTCAAGTACAGCCAGTGCAGTACCTATTGCTGCAGATTTAGAAGTAGGTGAATTAGCGGTTAATACTTTTGATGGTAAGTTATTTACTAAGCACACTGATAACAGTATTAAAGATTTAACTCCTTCTGGTGGAAGTGTAACATCAGGTTCTGGAACAGTAACTCTTGATTTTGGTTCAGGATCAAACGAAGCTTCTGTTGTAGTTGGTTCACAAACAGAAATACTAAGTACAGCTAAAGTTAATCTTGGAGTTAACGCTGATTCTACAAGCGGTAATCATACAGCTTCGGACCATAAATGGTTCTTACAATTTTGCTCACTCACAGCAAGTACACCTGTTAACGCTACAGGCTTCACAATTTACGCACGCTCTGTACATAAACTAGTTGGTACATGGGTTGTTCAATATAACTGGATTAATTAAGGAATACTCATGGCTTTGGAATCAAATATTATTGGTGCTTTATCTGGTACAGGAGCAGATGTTAATGCTTCTCGCCAATTGAAAATAGTACCAGAAACAGACGTAGCAACTAACCCTGAGAATGTAGGTGGTATTCGTTTTTTCGGTGAAAACGATGCTGGTCAAATTACAGGCGCACCTGCTCTTTATTCACCTGAAGTAGATATCGATTATAGAAAACGTGTATCTCAAGATTTAATGCTTGATGATGAAAACTTTAATTACACTGCTCAAAACACAGGTAAACATAGTTTAACAGCTACTACAATGGCAGCGACATTTACCGCTGGTCAAGTTACTCTTAACTCTGCTAGTATTACCACAGCAGCTACAGGTATTGTACTTGCTACTTACGCATGTTTCCCAAACAACGGAACAAATACTCTTTCTGCTGACGTTGAACTCGCATTTAGCGCACAACCACAAGCTAACGTTTTCGTAGAATTCGGATTAGGTGTTCCGGGTGCTGCAGCAGTTGCTCCTACAGACGGGGTATTCATGCGTTTAAACAGTTCAGGACTAATTGGTATTGCATCAAGCAATGGTACTGAAACTCCAGTAGCATTCCCTTTAGCAGAAGGTTCTGGTACTTGGGCTTATAATAACGATAAGAAATATCAGTTCATCGTTTATCAAGGAATGACTAAAGCCGTATTCTGGGTTAATGATGGTACCGGCGCAGTAATGCTCGGTGAAATCCCACTACCCCAAGGTCAAGGTCGCATGACAATGGCTCAAGGTCTGCAATTCTTCGTTAAACAGCGTATTACTGGTGGTGCAGCGGGTGGTGTACTCCAGACTAAAATTGGCGCTTACTGTGTTCGCATTGGTGGTTCTAACTTAACCTCTACGTTCAGTACTCAGGGTAATCGCATTTATGGATCATACCAAGGTGCATCTGGTGGTACGATGGGTAGCTTGGCTACTTATGTAAACAGTGCAAATCCAACTGCTGCAGCACCTTCTAATACAGCTTTAACAGCTAACTTACCGGGTGGTCTCGGTGGTCAAGGTGCAGTTATAGCAGCAGTTGCAGCAGCTACTGATGGTATTTGGTCTAGTTATCAAGTTCCAGCTTTGACTGTTAATATCGCAGGTAGACGTTTAGTACTTCGTGGTGTTCAACTTCACTTAGTTAACCTTGGAGCAGCAGTAGCAACGACAGCTACTACCATTCAGTTCTCGTTAGCGTTCGGTCATACTGCAGTATCTTTAGCTACGGCTGAAGCTGCAACAGCTAAAGCCCCTAGAAGAATCCCACTTGGAATTGCTACTTGGCCTGTAGGTGCAGCAATCGGTTCTACCCCTACAAACGGACCATTGAGCTTAGATTTAGGTGACGCTCCATTGTTTATTAATCCGGGTGAACATTTAGCTTTGGTTGGTAAATTTTTAGTAGGTACTGCAACTGCTTCTCAGGTAATCAACTTTACATATACTCCGATTTTTGGCTGGGAGTGACCGTGGATATTATTTCTAGAAAAGAAGCATTGTCCTTAGGGTTGAAAAAGTTCTACACAGGTAAGCCATGTAAACATGGTCACATCTGTGAGCAGTATGTTTCCTCTGGATGTATAACGTGTGTTTCTGATAATGCTTCTAAATGGAAGAAAGAAAATAAAGAACGTCATTCTCAATTAAACAGAAAATCTTTCAGAAATAGTCCAAAGCAACAAGCTGCTCATAATGCTGAATCATTACTCAGAGCTAAGAAATATCCTGAAAAAGCTAGATATGCTGCAGCTAAACGTAGAGCATTAAAATTACAAGCGACCCCACTCTGGGCTAATCAGGAATTAATGAAGGACATGTACAAAGAAGCTGCCCTTAAAGGAATGCATGTTGACCATATCATTCCTTTAAATAATCCTTTAGTTTGTGGACTACATTGTGAATTCAATTTACAACTATTACCTGCTAAAGAAAATCTGAGCAAGAGTAATAAGTTCAATATAAGTAACTAGGATAAACGGAGCCTGATAATTCAGGCTTCAATTAAATTATAAACAAGGAAATAATATGTCAACTCAAGATCAGTCCCCCTCTCCTTTAGTATTTGCGGTAACACCTCACGCGAGTAACAACTTCTCACAAGAAGTAAGGCAATTATATGTAGGTACTGCCGGAAATGTAGCTGTTGTAAACATTGATGATTCTGTTGTTACTTTCAGTAATGTCAACGCAGGTAGCACTCTAGGTCCATTTTATATTAAACGTGTAAACGCTGTCGGTACTACTGCTAGTAATATTGTAGCGTTCAATTAAAGGTCTAAAATGAAAATAGGTTTAAATATATCGATGAAAGCAATCTTGTATCAGGCAGGATTAATCGGACCTTCATATACACTTAATTTAGACTTAACTTCTAGTTTAGACAGTAGGATTACCTTCACCCGCGCAGGAACACGTAATTATATTAATGCGGGTGTATTAACAGCATTAGCCACCGGCTTACCCGCGTTTGAATCATGGGATGGTGTAAATCGTGGTTTATCTATTGAGCCGGGTTTTACTAACTTAATTAAACACAGTAATAATTTTACTGATCCAGTTTGGACTTACTCAGGAACTAGTACAGTAGTCGCTGGTGACTCCGGTTCTGGTGTTATAACTCAGTTAAGTATGATGACTGCTACTGCCACTACCAATGTTCATATAATTCGACAAAAACCCGGTTCACAAGCTGCAGGTTTAGTGCAAACGTTTCAAGGTTTTGTGAAAGCCGCATCTGGTGCAACAAATTATTCTTGTTATCTACGAATGTCAAATGAGTTCAATAATAATGGGCTGATTGGTATATTTCGTCTAGATGGCAGTGAAGGTTTTTTCCCAGTAAACGATACAACAATGTTGACAAATGGTATGTTTTGGTATCGTAAGTTGGCAGGTGGTGTATATATGGTTGGTATTACTGGTGCATGGGTTAGTACTGGAAATAAACAGGTTGAGGTTGGTGTCACTTCTAATACTGCTCCTGCTGGTTTAAATTATACAGCACTGACCACAGAGAAGGTTCAGATGTTTGGTTTATCACTAGCTACAACATCAGGGCCTCATGGTTATGTGGCAACGGGTGCAGCGACTGCATCACAGTCTGCTGAGTCTGCAATATTCAACGATACAGCATGGTTCAATAGTTCAGAGGGTACATTTGTAGTTGAACATGATTGCTGGAATGGTCCTATTATCGGTAGTGGCTCTAATACAGTACTAGGTGCTACAGTTCCCGGTAAAACTGCAATTGCTTGGTCCGGTATTTCTAGTGATGTAGTTAACAATGGTGGTTCAGCTTTATCTGGTCCACAACCAACTTTCAGTGGTTCAGATATCCGTTTACTAGCAACTACCAACACGACAAATACAGGTCACATAAAGAATATTCGCTTTTATCCTACAAGATTAACAGTTGCCGAAATACAAGCATTGACAGTACCAACTATTGTATCCACAGCTACTCCTGGAGTATTACGTACAGTTAGTGTAGATAATCGATTACCAGCAGGTATCAATACTACGGCAGGTTCTGCACTTACTTTTAAGAGTAGATTTCGTGTAAAATTAGGTAATCACGCCTGTTCGGAATTAAGACTAGACTTCCCAAATATTAGATGGGCTGGTGGTACACCTGTAGGTAATGCGTTGAATATTACTAAGTGTTCATTGGAAAGGGTTACGACTGTTGCTGAATTTACACCTGTAACAGTTTCTAATTCACGTTCGTTTACAATTGCCGATGGTGCAAATACTACAGTAATATCAGATGTTATACTCCCAAGTTCGTTCACTGGACTCACTGAATTTCCGGCCAATACTGAGTTTTGGGTGCGTATAGAAGGTTCTGTGACAACTGCAGGTCATATCATTGTAGGTTCTAGGCAATCAGAAACTGGTGGTTGGGGTAGGATATATAATACTGCAACAGCATCATTTTCAGATGTTGATGGAGTAGGGGACATTGTACTATTATCTGGTTCAGACCCCGGCCAGTTGACACAGAGTTATGTACCTATTTTAGTTGGTAAATTTGTTAGTGGTGATCCTAAAACCTTATTTATAGTTGGTGATTCTATTATAGAAGGTACTGGTTCACTAGGTACAACTGGAACATTTGTCAACTTAGCATGTCGAAATCTTGGATTACCTAAGTTGGAAATGTCACAGGGTGGTCAAAGTCAACTACAAGCCGCTGCAACTGCCTCAAATTGGACTCCGTATTTAAAATATTGCCGTGTGCTGCTGGATGAGTTTGGTACTAACAACGTTAATGCGGTGTTGGACTTCTTTACTTACTGGAAAACAGCTAAGACAACGTATAACTACGATAAAATTATCAAACTTGGACTATTTCCTCGCACGTCTTCCACAGACAGTTTTGTTACTGAGGCAAACCAAACAGTTGTTCGTCCTTACCCAACTACATTTCCAGACCTTTCCCATATTCAGTGGTTAAAGTATGGATTTATTGACTACAACATCGACCCTCAATCAGTACGTGGGGTTAATACTGCGAAATGGAAAGTTGATGGTACAACGTTTTACAGTACAACAGACGGTACACATCAGAGTACTGCAGGAAACGCATTACTAGCAACAGAAGTTGAACCTATTCTATCAGCTATTACTGTAAGTTAAAGAAATAATATACCTTGGTTAAAATATATAGTAAACCAAGGTATATCTTTGAAACTTATAATATTTAACTAGTATTTCTGTAAATTGTATGGTATAATTACTACAAGGCGTATATTAAAAGGATATTATGAATAAAACAAATACTAAGGTCCAAGTCGCCAAAGCATTAAACGAAGAACTGAAGCAAGTAACTTATGTTGCCATGCTTCCAGATTCAACTGACCTCCACGGTGATTATACATCAGCAGAAGAAGTCCGTAAAGCTAAAGAATCTTTTAATTCTTCTTTGCAACGAGCAAATCTATTTCACATGGCAATGACAGATACTTTTGAAGTAATCGAATCGTATATTGCTCCTGCTGATATGGTACTAAATTCTCAGGCTGTAACTAAAGGTACTTGGTTAATGACACTCCAAGTTAAAGATGATAATCTTTGGGAACTAATTAAGTCAGGTCAAATTAATGGTATTTCTATTGGAGCTATGGCTGAAGTAGAAGAACTGGATGACACAGAATAAAGGAATCAAATGACAACACTAAGAAAAACAAAAAGAAAACTAACCAATATTGATTTTAGTTCAGAAACTAGTCATATTGCTTTAGTTTCTCCTGAGATTGGTGGTCCGGCGAATGGTGCAGATTATGCTCTAGTTCTAAAGGCTAATAAGTTCAGTAAAGAAGCTATTGAGAAAATGCAACAGGTCCAAGTAACAATGGAATTACCTGACTTTCTGCGTAAGTTTTTCGGGGTATATTATGAAGATGCTGAAGTTCTAGCACGACTATTAGGTTATGTTGAACCTGAAGATGATACAACAGTTGAACCCGATGATTGGTATGAAAACTATATTCAGTCTAAGGTTGATTCATTTACTATTCTTAAATCTCTAAATGAATCTAAAAATATTACAGATGTTTTATCTGTGCTAGATGAAAAACAATACCTAGCAATACTCAATGATCAAGTTCTAATTGAAAAAGCATTAGCTAAAAAAGAATCTGAGTTAGTGGCTAAAGCCTCTGAGTCTGATAACTCGACACACGCTAGCGTTGAGAAATCCGTTGAGGTATCTACCTCTGAAAAAACTAAGTCAAAGGAAAAACACATGACAAAACCTGTTACTACAGAAGCTACTGTTGAAATGGTCGAGAAGTCTGTTTTGGTTGATCTACAGAAATCTCTAGAAGATAAATCTGTTGAACTCCAGAAAGCACTCGATTCTATCGCAGTATTCCAAAAAGAAAAACAAGAACAAATTACCAAGTCTAAGACTGCACAGTTTACTGCTGTTGTTAAAGATGAAAAGTTAGTTGCTCCAATCGTAAAAGCTGCTTTAGCTCTAGAATCTGATGAAGATTTTACTGCCTTTTTAGGTGCTATTACTTCCATGCAAGTAGCTGTTGAGAAATCAAAAGAAACACTAGAGAAATCTGATCTATTCCAAGAAAAAGGTGCATCAGTTTCTGAAGATGAAAAACCACAGGAAAGCGCATTAGAGCGAATCCTAAAAGCTAAACAAGCTAAACAATAATTTTAAGGAAAATATAAAATGACCGTAATTGCAACTGATACATATCGTCTTTCTAATCTAGTTAAGCACGAATACAAGAAAGAACTAAACTTCTGCCGTGACGCCGTTATCGTAAATGACGCAGCTTCTACATACGCAGTAGGCACTGTTCTAGGTAAAACAATCACTTCTGGTACTGCTTCTGCTGCTGCTAACGCAGGTAACACAGGCAATGGTACTTTCGGTGCTGTAACTGTAACTGCTCCAGCTAAAGTTGGTGTTTACTCTGTAGTATTTACTGCTGCAGCTTCCAACGCTGGTACATTCCTAGTAGTTGATCCTGATGGTGTTGCTGTAGGTACTGGTACTGTAGCTGTAGCATTCTCTAAGGGTGGTTTAGCTTTCACTATCGCTGACGGTGCTACCGACTTCGCTATTGGTGATGGTTTCAAGGTTACTGTTCTAGGTACTTATAAGTACAAAATCTGCGTTCAAACCGCTACTGATGGTTCACAAGTTGCTGCTGCTCTTGTTCTAGAAGATAAAGCTATTCCAGCTACTACTGACACTAAGCTGGCAGTAATGGTTCGTGGTCCAGCTACTATCAGCAAGACTGCTCTAGTTCTAGATGCTACTCATAACACAGACGCTGAAAAAGAAGCTATCTATGCATCCTTAGCTGCTCTAGGTATTCAAGTTCTTGAAGCTGCTTAATCTAACATAAAATAACAAGGAAAATATAAAATGGCAACTATTCGCTCTTATACCAATGCGTTTGAAGTAGTAGACGTAACGCAAGAACTACAACTAATCCCAAACTCATGGACGCTACTAAACGATTCAGGTTTATTCTCTGAAGAATTTCTAAGCACCAATACTGTTACCTTTGAAGAACAGTCTAAAACCCTTGGTCTAATCGGTGACCAATTCCGTGGTGCTAAACCACAAGCTAACAAGGATGACAACCGTAAGATTCGTTCTTACCCTATTGCTCACTTCCCTGTTGTTGATGCAATCAAGCCTGAAGATGTACAGGGTAAGCGCGCCTATGGTTCTACCGACATGGCTGAAACTGAAGCTGCTGTTCTAGCTCGTAAAATGGAACGTATCCGTCGTAACATGGATATTACTATGGAAGTTGGTCGTTTCAGCACACTAACAACCGGAAATTTATATGCTCCAAATGGCACTATCGCTGGTAACTTATTTACTGATTTTGGTATTACCCAAAAGTCTGTAGACTTCGTTCTAGGTACTGCTGGTACTGACGTTGTAGCTAAGGTTGAAGAAGTTATTGCTCACGCCCAAGATAATGCAAATACAGGTGATGTTATCACTGGTATTATCGCTTATTGCAGCCCTGAGTGGTTTGCTAAACTAATTGCACACGCTAAGATTCAAACTGCTTATCAGTACTTTAGTGCTACTGAAGGTCAGATGATCCAGCGTAATCGTGCTGGTGGTAACAACGGTCTATATCGTGAGTTTACATATGCAGGTATTCGCTTCATTGAAGTTCGTACTGTTCTAGCTGGTCAGCGTTTGATCCCTGCTGGTGAAGTTGTGTTCGTTCCTACTGGTACTACTGATACTTTCGTAAGCTATTTTTCTCCAGCTAACCGTATGGATTTTGTTAATACGGTAGCAGAACGCGGATACCTCTGGACATACCGTGATCCAAAGGGTCAAGGAATTGATATTGATGGAGAATTCAATGTTACTCACATCATACGTCGCCCTGCCCTAGTAATCAAGGGTACAACTAGTAACTAGTATTACTTAATTAGATTAGCTCCTTCGGGAGCTTTTCTATCATATTACTTTGCAAATTACAGATTAATATGATAGAATAGAGTGTAAGCTAGGCTGATCCCCGAAAAGACGAATATCCACCGTCCTGCTTATTTCTTAAGTGGAAATTTCGGGAGAAATATTAATGAATAAGAACGACAAATGTGTCTATCTACATTTAGATGTAGCAGGCATAATTAGGTATGTTGGTAGTGGTACGAAGAACCGTCCATACTCGTGTTCAAGTAGAAATGATAAATGGAAATCAATATTCTCTCAACATAAACCCTCAGTAGTTATAGTTGAGAGTAATCTTTCTAAAGAAGATGCAATATCCTTGGAATATTATATGTATCATTCATGTTTAAATAGTATTGTTAATACTACGGAGCCACGTCCACCAAAATCAATAGATTTTAAATCCTTGAATGAATATTTTTATGTTGATGAGACAAGTCCATCAGGATTAAGGGTAAAGAAAAAATTACCAAGAAATACCTCAACTAACGTGGGCGACCCAGCAGGTGCTGAAATTTCAGCAATGGGTAAGAAATATTGGAGAGTTAAACATAATGGTGTTTCTTACTATGTACATAGGATAGTTTATCTATTAACTAATGGTGTTATAAACAGTAATTTGGTTATCAATCACATTGATGGTAATGGTTTGAACAATAGTATTACTAATTTAGAAGAAACAACACATCAAGTTAATTCCTTTAAAAGACCTAAAATTAAATCTACAGAATTACCATCCGGCATATCTTACACTAAATATAAAAATAAAGTAGATGGTTTTATTTCGAAATACACACCAGTAGGTGAAACCAAACAAATGGTACAGCGATTTAGTATTGTAGCCTTTGGTTCAGAAAATAAAGCATTCGAAGCTGCAAAAGATTGGTTAGATTATTATTCACAATTAAATGGTTGGGTAATTGGAGATACAGATATAGAGTTGTTACGTATAAAAGTAATTGAACATATGAGAACTATCCAGATGATACGTTCCAACTCAAAAGCGTATCTGACACCTAATGGTAAATGGACTTCTAGACTATCTATTAAAAAAGGTAAAAATATTTCATGTGGTGTTTTTGATACCCATGACGAAGCCTTATTTGCTAAAATGAAATTAATTGAAGAATATAACAACTCAATTAGTATAGAACTCTAATAAAAGGAAAATAAAATGCCAGTATGGACAGATATACAAAAGTGCAGAATTGAAGTAGCTGATCTTGACCAGTCATTTCCTTTACTCTCAGATGATACTTACGCTTATTACCTAGAAAAGAACAGCAACAATATCACCAAGGCATCATTGGATGCAGCTAGAACAATATTACTAATGTTATCCCAACGAGGTGACGAGACAG